CAACCTGAAACAGGCCATCGAAAAGCCCTGGCACGACGTGATGGAAGTTCCCTACCACGTCATGATGCACTTCAACGGGTGGGATGAGAAGTACGACATCAAGGTGCCCATGATAGAGATGACCACACTCGACAAGAACAAGGAATTCGACATAAAACAAGACGGCAATGAATCTGGAAATAACAAAGACTGACTTTGAGCGGGCAATACCTGCAGCCCGTGAGCCGAAGGGCAAGATCTTCGACGTGATGCAGGATGCCATCATGAACAAGGTGGAGGTGATAGGTTGCCATTTTCTGGGAGATCCTGGTATAGCTGCTGTAGAGGACAGAGAGAGTACCGTGGGCGAGATTCTGCGTCCGCTGGTGAAGCAGCTGGCCTGTGTGATGGCTTTCCTTGAGGAAATGCGCGGTCTCGACCTAGTACTGACCGCCACCGGATTCGGCGTGGTCTCTACAAACGACACTGCACCAGCTTCTAAGATGCGTGTCGATGCCCTGGACGGAGAGCTGCGACGCAAGGAATGGCTGTTGCGCAGTGACCTTCTCACCCATCTCTTCAAGGTGAATGGCTGGGCTGATACCGAGCAACGGCACATCAATGTCCCGACACTCTTCTATCGCTTCACGATGCTGGAGCAGTATGCCGGCATCACACGGCCGAAGCCAGAAGACTGGAGCACGAATGTACCCGCAATGCTGGCAGCCGACAGCTATCTGCGAAAGCATATCGGCTACGACTATATGGAGGAGCTGCTGCTGCAGCTGACATCGAACAATCTGAGCGGGAGTAATCGCCCGGTGGCGGTTCTCTGCACGAAATTCATTGGTGCCTGGATTGCACAGAACCACCAGCTGAAGGAAGAGTTGTATATGCGCCTGATCAATCGTCTGGAGGCAGACCTATCGCTCTATCCCAAGTATGCCGACAGCAAGGCATACCGTCTGAATCACCTCACACCCTACGAGAACCATGCAGAAGACAGTGCCTTCCACTTTGTCGGCTGACGGGGTGCTGCACCTCACCTGCCCCCGCTCCTGGCATGAGATGACCCAGGAGCAGCTGCGCTATGCGCTGCATGTCATCGGCAGCGGACTGTACTCCTCCGTAGAAGGCCGCACGCTCATGCTGCTGCGCTTCACTGGCATCGAGGTGAAGGAGAAAACACCCTACGGCTGGGCCTGTTCAGTACCCGTCGGTAGTTCCGACGGGAAACGTTCCCGCCGCCACCATTTCTTCCTGCAGTCGTGGCAGGTGCAGGATATGATTAAGCAGCTGGAATATGTCGACAGCTACGAGGCCTTCGACGTGCGGTTGGAGAGTGTCCAAGGCTTCAGGGCTGTCGACCCGCTGCTTCACCGCGTCATGTTCCAGGACTACCTGAACATGGAGAAATACTACCAGGGCTACCTCGCCACCAAGGAGCAGCGGTACGCCCTCGGGCTGGCAGGACTGCTCTATCCCGGTGGCGTGACCGCCATCGACGATGCCGAACTGACGAACTGCGTGATGTGGTACTCCTACGTCAAGAAACAGTTCTCCAAGTCTTTCCGCCATTTCTTCAAGCCAGCCCCCGAGGGTGGCAAGGCGGTTGACTGGATGGAACAGATGAACGCTCAGATCCGCGCTCTGACCGACGGCGACATCACCAAGGAGGATGCAGTATTTAAGAAAGACTGCTGGCGTGCGCTGACGGAGCTTGATGCCAAGGCGCGTGAGGCAGAGGAATTCAGGCGCCGGTACCCGGGTAAATGATAAATGATGAGTGACAATCGTAAATCGAAAATTGGTAAATGGAAAATCAATTTGACGCCCTGGCCTACTTCGCCGAGCTGGGCCGCAAGAACAAACTCGCTCAGCGGATGGGCTTCGTGGTGGACTACTGCAGCGGCCCAGGCGCCCTGGAGCCGATGATGGCGGAGTACCGCGACGCCCAGAACTTCATCTTCATCGATGACACCACCAGCGGAAACACCTTCTCGAACAAGGTGGGGTGGTTCGACCGCAACGTCTACTGCGTCCACGTCCTCGCAGGGTATGAGTATGGCAACGCTGAGAGCTACAACCAGGCCCTGCAGCTGTGCCGCAAGTTGTTCCGGCAGCTGCTCTCCCGTATCATCAGGGATAAGGAGAGTTACAAGTACGGCACGAAGCTTATGTACCTCAATACCGGCAATGTCTACTCCAACGAGTATGGCCGCTATTCGTTCAACGGCTGCACCGGCCTGTTCTTCCAGCTGCAGAACGATGAGCCGACAGACCTCGTTTACGACGCTGCCGAATGGGAAGAGTAACAAATAGTAAATCGTAAATCCGTAAATAGTAAATCACCGAGATGGGAGTGATGAAGCGCATGGCGGAGAACCGCCGAGAGTCATACCGTCGTGGCCGCGTGCAGGCCATGAGCGAGCTGGAGCAGTTCCGCCGCCAATGGACGCAGAACATGGTTCGCTACTGGCAGGAGCGCATCGACAAGCTGCGCATCCACGACTCCGGCCGCCTGCGCTCCAGCATCACGGGGCTGCTGCACAGCGGGCCCGTCACCACCATCGAGCACTCCTTCCTCGTCTACGGCAAATACATCAGCGACGGCGTGGGCCGTGAGTTCGGACGCGGATATACCGACAGCCTGGGCCGCACCTACGGCAGCAGCCGCGGCGGCGAGGGCACATGGAACCAGGGTCAGCTGCCCTTCCTCCTGCCCGGCGGAGAAGCCTACCGCGAGAAGCACGGGCTGGACAGGCCGAAGAAGGTGGGCCCGGCATGGGGCGGACGCGTGGCTGGCGGCCATCCGCGTGAGAAGCGCGACTGGTTCTTCCGCAAATACTATGCCTCGCGCATGGTGCTCAACGAGATGGAGGCAGCAGCCTACGGACAGGCATACCAGGGCATGATGACCCAGGCCGTCGACGCGCTGTTCCAGCGCACGCGCCTCCTGTAGTTTTATTTCATGGCACAGGCCTTTATCTTTGCAGAAAAAAACATACGGTTAAAATTATTCTGTACAGCGGCTCCGGCCCGTGAGGGGTGTAATGGAACCGCTTTTTAACCGCTTTTCAACGACAACAATGGCACAGGACACAACATACATCAGGCAGTTCTTCGAGCTCATCCGCGACGAGCGGGGCATGGCACGCAACACGGCGACGCGCATAGGCACCGCCTTCCTGCTGCTGCTCGACTATCTGGCCTCCATCGACTACCCCTACCTGCGCAAGGACGTCGACGACACCGCCGAGGGGCGCATCACCTTCCTCCGCGGCATCGCTGCACACCTGGAGTCGCTCTTCGAGGGGCTGACGTTCTCGGACATCCTGAAGAGCGAGGGCGCTGCTGCCGGCAAAGACGGCACGGGCATATACATGGATGCAGCGACAGGCACCATCACCACCGACGGGCTCGAGGTGCGCGGCTGGATGAGCGTGGCGAAGCTCGTGTACAACATGCTGCAGGTGATGGAGCAGGACTACCAGTTCAGCGGTGGCGGCGACATCGAGCGCGTGCAGCAGAACCAGGACGGCACGCTCACCCTCTTCATACATAAGGAGCGGGAAGACCGCCACACGAGCTTTGCCGACGGCGACATCCTCTACGGCAAGGTAGACGAGCAGACGGGCGTGTCCGGTTACCGTTACCAGACCTCATGGATGCGCGTCTGCCAGGACGGAGTCACCCTGCACGACGGCATGCAGCCCGATGAGGTGCGCGTGGAGCTGTGGGACGACGACGCCGTGACCGGGGGCCGGAACTTCCCGCCGAAGGCAATGATGACCGTGGCCCGCCGAGGCAACACCACCAACACCGACCGCCAGTCATACTGGGAACTCAGCACCACCGAGGAGCGCATAGCCTACTACTGGCACGTCGACCAGCCCATACTGCGCCCCGACAACTACGCCCTCTGCCTGGGCATGCTGCCCACCCTGCTCGACGATGCCGGCATCCTGCCCTCCACGCGCGACCTCTCGATGCCCTCGCTCTATGTCAACTCGGTCTTCTATGAAAACGCCCATCACATACGATACCCGTCGGCCATCATAAAGACCGACCGCGGAGAGTGGACCGCCACACCTACGGCCCGTGACTTCGACGGCAACATCATCAGCGAGCCCTACCACTGCGAGACCTACACCCGCGCCACCTGGCTGCACTACCGCAACAGCGCGTCGTGGGCACGGCTCAGCGACGAAGAGCTGCGCCAGAAGATGCTCGAGGAGTTTCGGGTGGACCTGGAGACGAGCCGCGTGTGGCACCACGGATGTCTTTGGGAGGCCGTGGTCGATGCACCCACTGACGAGCCGTGGTTCACCAGCCAGGAGTGGCGGTGCATCAGCGGTGACAGCTTGTGGGCGCTGAACTTCTTCTATCCTGCCTCGGAAGGAGAGGCGGAGGAGGATGAGCTGCCTCTGACACTGGTCAGCGTGCGCGCGGGACATGTGGACTTCAGCGCGAAACCGAAGCTGCTGCTGGGCAACGAGGACGTGACGGCGGAGAACGTGACGGCATGGAAATGGACGCGTGAGAGCTTCGATACTGCCGCCGACGCCACATGGAACACACAGGGGAAGGCAAGCCAGCGCACGCTGCACATCACCAACGGAGACGTGCCAAGCGGATGGAAGAGAGGACTGAAGCTGTCATTCATTTGCACGGCCACGCTGGCCTTCGACATCGACGGCAGCGGGACGATTGTCAACAGGGTGAAGTTCTGAAGCAGGACATAAAAAAACAACAAACAAACAAAAAAAGAAAAGATATATGGGAAAAAGGATTAGTATTTCGCAACCCGCAGAAATCAGCACCGAGCTGGCTCCCCTCATAGACTCGTTCTGGCTGGAGGGCAGCGGCGAGCTGGAGCAGTGGTACTATGAAAACACGGGCGACGCACAGCCCGACCGCCAGCTTATCCCGCTGGTCATCACGCCCCACATAGAGGCACACGACCCAGACAGCGGCGAGACGCTGACGCCAGCATTCTACCAAGTGCTGTGGTATGTCATGGAATGGGATGCCACGGCAGGGAGCTACGTAGAGCGGCAGGTGACAGCCGTCGAGGACACGCTGACAGAGCCGTATGTGATAGACGGCCAGCGGCTCATAGTGCACCGAAACCTCGACGATGCCACGCATGCCGCCACCGTGCGCTGTAGTGCAACTTACATAGACCCGCGAGACCCCGGCTATAAATATGCCATGGAGGACACGCTGACGCTGACGGTGAGCCGCGACGCCACGAAGCGGTTTCCCGTCATCGACATCGCCACGGAGAGCGTCATCGCCTACAACCCGCTTAAAGACGCATCGTCGCTGCGCTCGCTGAATGGCGTAGTGACTGACTATCCCATGCAGGCGGAGGACGTGGAGCTCTTCGCCTATCGCGCCGAGGTGGGTGGCACGGAGCAGGTGCTGCCGCTGTCCGGAGCAGACGGGGTGAAGACCACAGCTCCCACGCTCGACATCCGCTACGGCAGTCACCGCACCACGGACAACACGTTCATCGAGCGCACCACGGCAGGCGGAGCTGTCGGCGACATCAGCGACGGCACGGCGCATGTGTACGGGATGAGGGGAAACACGGTGAAGTGGAACCAGCTGATTCAGAACGGTGATTTCAGCAACGGAACGAATGGATGGATAAACTCGAATGGACTCATATCCGTCAACGAAGAAGGACAACTTGTAAATACGAAAAAAGCTGATTATAACAACTGGTTCGGAAAAGGAGTCGTTCTCTTCGCCAATCATGTGTATGTGTTGTCTATAGACATAGTGGAATGCAACATTTATCGCAGCATCCGCGCCACTAATGGCAATTACAGTGCGCAACCTTATATTGGAATAGGAGGTATTTCCTCTGGAGAAGAGGGAAAAATGACGAAAGCGTTTAAAGTAGAAGATAATTATACTCACCTATGGATTGGCGGCGCTACCACCAGTGGTGTTTTGATAATTGTAGACAACATCAGTATATTCGACCTCACCGAGATGTTCGGCACTGACGCTCAGATAGCCGCCGCCCTCGGCATCACGGAAGCGGAGATAACAACCGAAGCAGGCACGGAAGCCTTCGAGGCATGGCTGTCGGAACATGTAGGGCAGCGCGACTACTACGCCTACGACGAGGGAAGCCTTGTGCCCGTGAAGCTGAGCGGCATGAAGAGTACTGGCAGTGATGGGGAGAGCGAGGCAGCGTGCGACGTGACGCAGCTGACTGGCAAGCTCAACGGCACGGGCAACAGTGTCACCATCTTCCCCGACGGACTGAAGCGCGTAGGTGATGTCTACGACGAGATTGTTGTCAAGGACGGGGTACTCAAGGCCATAAAGAGAGTAGTCGGAGTAGATTTAGGTACGTTGACGTGGAGTTACAATTCTTCCAAGAAATATTTTAATGCGAATCTTACTGGGATAATAAAACTTGGATATAAAGATGCGACATCAGCATGTTTAGTAACAAAATACAGGTTGTGTAGTGACAAACATATGGAAGAAGCTGACGTTGATTCGTACGACATGTATATTGCTATCCCATCAACTTCTCACGCGGGTTCGTTAGCGCATCTTCGTAATTTGCAATATACATCTTCCTCTGACCTAAATGTATCTCTTTCTGGCGTCTACCTATACTATAAACTCGCCACCCCGCAGGAATACACCATCGACATGGGCAGCGGGCAGGTGACTTTCGAGTGGTACGGCGTGGACGGCAACGGCACGGAGCAGCGCATCGACACGCTCCCCTGCTACGTCAGCGGGCAGCACACCGACACCGTCACCGTGGATGCCCAGTACGCAGAGTGCACGCCAGTCATCCTGCGGTGCAAGCAGTACCCCCACAGCGAGACCCTGCTTCCGTCGTATGCCCTGCGCACTATACAGTGGCGCATTCCAGACATCGACGCCATCGCCACCTGCATGAACGGTGCTGCCGTGCGCGAGGCCAACAACGACTACCGCTTTGTTCCAATAGTGAACGTGAAGGGCGCAACGCTCAGCGATGCCGTGAAGGCTGCGCACCTGCGCTTCCGCTGGCAGCAGCGTCTGTGGAGCACCACGGGCGAGAAGTTCCGCGAGCTGGGCTACGGCCAGTCGATGGTGGTGAACGCCGCCAAGCTGCGCAACCAGCGGCAGGGCGACACACTGCGCTCTGCGCCCGTGCATGCCATCGGGGAGCTTGTCACCCCACATGCCTCCTTCGAGCTGGAGAAGTCGAGCAGCCCTGCCTTCAGCGTGACCAACGCAGAAGCCGCAGAGGACTATATCGGCGAGATGGGCGGCTACCTGTTCCTCCTGAATGACGGCCATGTGTATGCCGCCAAGCTCAACCCGTCGTCATGGTCGACGCTCATCGACGGCACGCCCGTCACCGCCGCCCTTGAGCAGAAGACAGAGACGATGGTGCACGTGCCCGACTGCCATTTCCGCGGCGACGGCAAGCGGCTCTCCTTCGGAGGTCTGACACCCGTACACAACGGCCATGTGTTCGACTCGCCGCACTGGGTGGGAGCATACAAGATAAGTCTCGCCGACGGCATGGCGCACTCCCGTCCTGACGTGGCACCGCAGCACTCCAAGACCATGGAGCAGTTCTGGCAGGAGGCACAGGCACTCGGCACTGACTTCGGGCTGGCCAACTACCAGTTCCACTGCCTTGTTAACGCCGTCTATCAGGCCAAGTATGGTAATCTTAACTCGCAGGCGACCATTGGTGCAGGGTTTAGCACATCAAGCTGGGAGGCAGCGCGCGACATTCCCATGGGATTGCTGCGCTCGTTGGGTGACGGCAGCGGGAATGTGCTGTACAATGACAGCACCATCGGCAGTCAGCACCCAGTGAAGCTCTTCGGATTCGAGGACTTGTGGGCAAAGATGTGGGAGTTCCGCCCCGGCATACGTTTCTACATGGACGGCGATGTCCGCAAGGCTGTGGTATATACGGGCAATGTAGTGAGCAACACCGCTACAGGCCGCGAGTTTGTCTGCACTATCCATTCTGCATCGGACTTATATGTCAAGAGCATGGAGCTTGGCGAATGGTGGGATATGATTGCACAGAACGTTAGGGGTGCAGGTGCTTCCACATACTACACTGACAGCTATTACGCTGCTACAGATGGTCAGCTGCTGTACGTCGGGGGTCGCGCGAGTTATGGTGCGCTATGCGGTCTCGCTTTTGCGTCATCGTATTACGCTTTCTCGTACTCGGCCTCGCACCTCGGCGCCCGTCTTGCCTACTATGCCGAACCAGAAATCATCAGCGGCGCACGTCTTGCCGCGCTCGCGTCAGAATAACAACAAACAAAAAAAAGAAAGGAACATATTATGTTAGACACTTCATTTTTCTTAGCAACGCGCGACATCGCCCAGCGCAGCGGGGTGATGAACGAGCGGTATCGCATCGCCGACGGACGCTACGTCCTCGACAACAAAGACCTTGGGCGCATACGGCTGACGAGCGACGAGTATGTCACTGGCCTCGCAGGCGTGGAACGTATCAGCCGCGACCAAGCCTACGCACTCATCACTGCCAACGGCAACCAGATGGGGCAGGCAGCTGCCGACGCCGAAACGGAGGCTCCGCTTTCCGAAACGGAGGCTCCCCTTGAAAAAACGGAGGCTCCGCTTGAAGAGACAGAGCCTGCCGCCGAGTCAGAAGAAACCAATTAACAGAGAAGGAGGAAAAAGACAATGAAGACAATCAGCAACAGATTTTTTATGAGCTTGATGGACGACGGCTCAACGCTGCACGGCAACTTGGTGAGCGACACCTCGCTCGTACAATCATGGGACGGCTCTGCTGCCATGCCCGACTGGAGTATGTCGTCAGCAACAGTGGGGCGCAAGGAGCAGCCAACCATCTCACTCACCCTGCTGAACGGCGCGAGCACCGTGCCTGCAAGCGAGCTCACCGACATCAAGTGGTTCTACCGCAACCACGCCGCAGACCAAGAGATAACATTCTCGGACACCGAGACCACTATCACCTACACCGATGCTGGCGGCACGACGCAGACGGTGAAGGGCTATCTGAGCACCAACCCCGCAGGGCTGTTCCTGAAGACCACGCACAACGGCACGCCCGCCCTGCGCATAGTAGGGAACCTTGCCAGCAGCGAGAACCTCGACATCGACGTCATCACCTTCAAGGCCGCGATGTCGCTCGACGGCGGCGGCAAGCTGGACTTCGGCGTTTCCACGCAGGTGCGCATCACCTCGCTGACCAAGGGCGGCTACCTCGGGGTCATCAGCTTCATTGACGGCGTTGCAGACATCACGGCACCCGGGCAGACGGTGACGATGCAAGCGCAACTCTACGGCGGCAGCAGCAGCGGCAGCGTCTCATCATTCACCACGCGATGGTTCCTGAACGACGGGACTTCGGGGCAGGACGGCGGTGCCAACAACCGCTACAGCGTGAGCGAGGGTGACGTCACCGACCATGCCACCGTGCGCTGCGACTTCTATGCTGGCGGCACGCAGGTCTACTCGGCCTACGTAGGAATCGACGATATGCAAGACCCCGAGTACATGTACACCACCAACAGCATCGTCGACGCCAACGGCGCATCCACCAACGACGCCAACGGCAACAGCGTACAAGTGCGGAAGGGCGAGAAGGTCGTGGCCACCGTATGGGTGGGGAAGCGCGACGACGACACCCCGGACACCACGTGGTCGACGTTCAAGGTACAGCTGCACGACAGCAACGGGGCTATCGTGACAGGCGTTGCGCCCAATTTGCCCGACGTTCCCACCGGCGAGACTGAGGGCTGGCGCACGCTGACTGTTTCGGAAGGAAAGGCACAGTTTGTCGTGCTGGCCACCACGCTGAAGCAACTGGGAAAAAACGCAATGATAATCATCAAAGCAACCAAAAATTAAATTGCCCATGTCAAAAAAACTGTCCATAAGCAGCACGTTCAACATGTCGTACATGGAAGACGGCGAGGATGTGCTACAGGCCGCGACCGACAACCAGCACGACAGCTTTTCCCTCGACAGCACGGGCAAGGCACTGGCGGCGCAACAACGCTCGACCAACGTGCGTCTGTGGCTTGGCTCGGAGCAGCAGACCGTCTCCTCCGTCGTCGCCACGCTCAGCTACGTAGGTGGCGGGAGTGTGCCGTCTGGAGTGACGGTGGGCTACAACATCACGACTGACAGCGGTGCTGCCACGGGAAACGTAGCCATTATCAATGTCAACGTTGCAAAGAACACTGTGCTCACCGACGACCTACAGTGCACTATCAAAGTCACCTGCGCCGAGGGCTCGCGCACGGTGATTTTCTCGTTGTCGCGCGTGATGAGCGGTGCCAACGGGAAGACCCCCGTGCGCTGGCAGCTGCTGCTGAGCCAGACGCAGCTGGCGTTCCAGCGCACTCGCGGCGGCTTTACACCAGCGCAGCAGGTTGTCGGCGTACAGGTGCAGCGCGACGACGGCAACGGCATCGTCAACATGGGGCTGGAGCAGGCCTACCGCCAGTACAACATGGCCGTCTGTGCGGCAACGGGCGAGCCGCCGTCCTCCTACAGCTCGTCGCAGCGCATCGGCGGCGACATCACCGTCAGCAGCACCGACGTAGGCGAGGGAGTGTCGGCAATCGGCCTGTCACTGTTCGACATCGCTTCATCCACGGCATTCCTCCACGACAAGCAGTCGCTCACCATCGTCAAGGACGGAGCCGACGGCAACGAGGGTGCACCCGGCAAGTCGTTCCGCCGCATATACAAGAGCACGAACAGCAGCACCGCCCCCAGCACGCCCACAGGCAGCAGTCCGAGTGGATGGAGCACCACGCCGACGACAGTGAGCAGCTCTGCCCGCTACCGCTACATGAGCGAGGGCAGCAGCAGCGACGGAGGAACAACATGGGGCAACTGGAGCAGTCCCGTGCTCGACATGTACCTGCCAGAGGACGGGACAAGTATTAGCATCAAGGGCAGGGCCATTGCCGTTTTTAAGTCACAAGACGACAGCGATTATGACATGGACGGATGTCCCGCCAGCGACCTTGTAGTGGATGGTTATGCAACACAAGAGCAGATAGACCAGATACAAGACGGCGACGTATTCCTGTACAACTACCAACATGACCTTGCCGACCATGCTGTATATTCCGCCAGTGATGAGCTTTTCCACGATAACGGCTACGCTGCCGAGGGAGACTGCTATATTGACATGACCGGAGTCCTGTGGGAGAAAGTCCGCTCAAGCAGTATCTATTGGCGGAACCTCGGCCAGATTAAGGGCGAGAAAGGTGACAAGGGTGACGACGGCGACAACGCAGTGCTGCACCAGTTGATGGTGTCACCGTCGGAAGTGGTGTATAACACCAACGCCGTGGGCGACTATATCGGCCCTGCCACAACTAACGTGCAGGCCACCGTCATGCGCACCGAAGGCGACGGCACCCCGGAGCAGGCCAACGGCGTGTACTACATCTGCTCGCGCATGCTGCAGGAGGTAGACAGTGAGGGCACCCGCCAGTACACCGCGTGGAACGTAGGCACGAAGGCCGCCACCACCATGCGCACGGTACTGAAGAGCTATGCCACGCGACAGCCTACGGCCAGCACGCCACGCACCGTAGCCGTGGAGTACTGCCTGAGCACAGGGCAGTATGGCGGCGGCACCATAGTGGCACGGCGCGAAGTCCCAGTGCTCTTGGGAGGCAGCCGCGGAGAACAAGGCAGCAAAGGCCAGTCATACTACACCATGGGACAGTGGGAGGCCAAGGACTATGCCGTGACAGAACGGGGAATCCCCATGGTGTACCACGGGAATGTCTGGAACCCGAGGCTCGGCATCTACGGCGACTATTGGTATCTGAAAGCCGATGCCGCCACAGCCAGCGACGAGCCATCGGACAGCAGCAACGTCTGGGGACGGGCCGATGACTTCGGGGTAGTCATCAGCGGGGCCATCTTCGCACTCTTCGCCAAGCTCGGAGGCTTCGTGGTCTGCGGCGACTTCTTCCTGTCGCAGTACGGCCAGCTCATGGCCAGTCCTACGACGCCATACAGCGGCACCACCGAGGAACCGGCGTACACCTACTTCAGCGCTTCCGACCCCATGGTGCAGCTCACCACCGGCTCGTGGCCCCGCTTCCGCCCGCGACTGTGCCTCAATGCCGCCAACGGCGAGATGTGGATGGCCAGCGGAAAGATGCACGTCAGTGCCGACGGAGACATCACCATGCAGGGAGCATCCATGACCGAGGCCACCGTCAGCGGAACCGTGCGCGCCAGCAACCTCTTCCGAACACTCGCAGTACTCAGCACAGGACAGTACGGAAGCTTCAAGGTGTACAGTCCCGACAGCCCGGAGGGCGAGCCGTGGCGCTACATGAACCAGACGGCCTACGACGACATTGCCTACAATGAGCCGGCACTGGCACCGCAGTGGCCCGTGGGCAGCTATCTCAGCTACTCGCAGTACATGGACACCTTCGGAGGCTCCAATGCCGCCGGAATGTGGGGAGAGCTCACAGAGTGCATAGGCTATGCCGACATGCTTGAGGTCATATCCTCCGGCACGCAGGACATCACCGTCCGCCTGCCACGCTGCCAGGACGTAGCCGGGAAGCTCGTCGAAGTGCGCAACGTACACAGCACAGCCGACCTCCTGGTGCAACAGGCGGACGGCGCACAGGGGGCAATCCTCTTTATCGGCAGCAGCACACCATCCTCTGTGGAGCGCATCCTTGCCGGTAAGCAGGCGTCGTTCTACAGCACCGGCCGGCAGTGGCTGTTCATCTACGACCCGTAGCACACGTATTTTTACAGTCGCCCGGATATGCGTATCTTTGCCGTCAACAAAGATACGCATTCATTATGAAACAGAACACCAAGGACTGGATACAGCACATTGCGGGCTCGGTGCTCATCGCATCGGCCATCGCACTGGCATTCGTGTCGTTCCTGATGACACAGGACATCGGGGCCGGACCGCTCACCTACATAGCCGAGGCACTCTCAACGGCACTCGGGCTCTTCGGCATCAGCGTCTTCGTGGCCAACAGGGTCAGAGGGCTGGAAGATGAAATACGGCAAAGACTGAACAACCGCACACAGGAGGACCCGCACCATGCAGAAGAATGACATCACCATCGTCCTGGGCACCGCACACCGGCTGCGCGAGCCCGGCAAGCGGTCGCCAGACGGGAGGCTCCGCGAGGCCCTCTACAGCCGCGAGAGAGTGGCCGACGTGGCCTGCGAGCTGCGCGCCAAGGGATACCGCGTCGCCACAGACATGGAGGCCACCGACCTGCCACGGCAGATGCAGTCGCCCAACACCGACCAGGAACGGCAGCGCGAGCTGGCCATGCGGGTGAACTACGTCAACGAGCTGTGCCGGCAGGAGGGAGCGAAGAACGTGCTTTATGTCAGCATACACGTCGATGCTTCCGGCAGCGACGGGCAGTGGCACTCGCCTAACGGGTGGAGCGTGCGCGTATCAGTGAAGGCTTCAGCAGAGAGCAAGCGGCTCGCCGGCTGCCTCTTCGACGCTGCCAGGGCCCAAGGCCTGCACATGCGCCAGCTAACGGCGCGGCAGAAGTACTGGAAGCAGTCGCTATACGTCCTTAACCGCACGGCGTGCCCCGCAGTGCTCACCGAAAACCTCTTCCAGGACAACAGGGAGGACGTCGCCTTCCTGCTCAGCGACGCAGGCCGCCACGCCATCACCCGGCTGCATGTAGAAGGAATCATCAAATACATAGAGAGCTTATGAAAAACGTACTACTTTATTGCGCCCTCGCAGCAGCCGTCTTGCTGTACCTGCTGGAGATGGGAAAGGCTGACGAACTGCAGTATAAGAACAACCTCCTGAGCGTGGAACTGGCGCATGCCCGGATACCCCTGCAGCGCGACACCATCCGCGATACCGTGGAGGTGGTGACGCAGACCGTGGTGGAGGTGGTGCCGAAGAAGCTGAAGGAGGCCCTGGCCGCCGACCGGGCGCTCATCAAGGACCTGCAGCTGAAGATCCGGCAGCTGGAGGCCCTGCAGACCACCACCATAGAGACCAGCGACACCGTGCCGGCACACTACCAGCCACGCGACAGCAGCTTCCACTACAACGACCAGTGGGCCGACATCTCGCTGCAGCTGAAGGACACCACCATATACTACAACATCCGCGACTCGCTGGCGACCGTCGTCTACCGCGAGTACCGCCACCGCTTCCTCTGGTGGCGGTGGGGCACGAAGGGCTACCGCGTGAAGATCGTGAACTTCAACCCCCACGCGCGCGTGACATATAATAAGTATATCAAGGCTGAAAGGTAGACTTTTCAGCCTCTTTTTATGCTCATAAGTGTTAAAAGTTTAA